GTGTGGCGCTAAGAGTGCCGGGAAAGGCAGTGGCTTGTCTCCCTGCTTCTCTTCCCAGTCACCACTTCGTATATCGTCCATGGTTATACCAAAGACTTCAAAATTAGGCGTATCGAATGCGCTGATCGTAAATTTCTTAAAATGGCTCATCTCATGTGTTTGATAGAAATAACCGGTAAGTGAGTCTGGATTAGATATCAATAACATTCTGGCATGGCCACCGGTCATTAAGGTCTTGAGCGCGTGGAATATGGGGGTTGAGATACCGGCAGCTTCATCGGCAACCAAGAGAAAATTTTCCGAGTGGAATCCCTGAAAGTTAATTTCTTCATCGGAAGCAAAACCAAGCGCAAAATGGTTCGGCGCGATTTTTAATGCCTTAGTCTGACACCGCCATACCCAAGGGTAAGCAGGGTTTGCCTTGCCAAACTGGGTGTTGATCTCCGACCACAGTAGATTCTCGATCTGATTGTTAGTTGTTGCCGTTGTCATTACTTTACAGGGTACATACCCCTCCATGAATACCAAAACAACGGTCGCCGCGAGAAAAGTCTTACCGCTTGCATGACAGGACTTGACGGTTACATAGGGGTGTGTAAAGCAAGCTTCGATGATTTCTTTCTGAATTGTCCAGTAACGGTAGGGGAATTTGGTCTCTGCATACTGTACGGGGGCTTGCCGACACGCCTTACGGTTCATTAACTCCCGTTTGTAGTCGTGTATTCTCTTTTCTTTCTGTTTCTCACTCAGATTCATGGTCGTCGTCCCTGAATATTGAGCAGTCGATGCCTTCCTTTTCGAGAATATCCATAATATCGTCGTCTGTGGCCTCTGCCTTGCGCTTATCATCCAATTGAAGCGTTTGATCGACCTTATAGTTACGGGTATCCTTCCAATCGTCGGGGTACCTGTTCTGTAAATAGTACATAAGGGCAAATCTGTCGCCATCCAACGCTAAATTAGTTAATCGGGTCTCGATACGCATCCTAGCGTCAGCTTCCGCGTCTATTACCGCTTGTTTGAACTTCGGAACTCCCCCCAACCAGTCATAGAACGTTCGCCGTCCGATACCCGCCGCGCCGAATGCCGCCGTCCGCGTACAGCCGTCAGTCAGGGCTTTAACAATTAACCCTTGTACCTCTACCGTAAGCTTGTAGGGCACCATTACTTTCGTAAGGTTGGCCCTTGCGAAGGATAAACACGTTATGTTAGCTTTCAAATCCATGATACTAGTATACCACCCGCTTACTCATCAATCAATCATTCGTTTTCTCGTTTTCCCGCGAAAAAACGCCTTATCCAGCTAGAATGCGCTTTTTGACCACATTTATCGTCCCTTGGGTCTAAATGAACCACAACATCGCCGTACAAGCGCTCAACGACCGTATCATAGGTCTTGCTGACAAAAATTGTGCCGTCTGGTGATAATTTGTAGCAATCTACCCATCCTTCGACCGTATCGAACCCAATAGAGCGGTTACTAACGTTTTCACCGTTCAACAGCACCGTAAAGGTCTGTCCCGGCTCTAAATCGTCTACACAGTGTCTCATTACCTGATCTTCTCCAATGTCGTGGCCAGTATCAGTAAAGTGTCTGGTGTCATAATCGCGTTCTCGTCTAGTGCTTTGGTAACCGTGCTGGCAATCAAGCGCCTTGCTACCTCAATCTCTTGACTTGCCGTGTTTTGTTGTTCTGATTCGTTTTTCATTTCTCGCTCCTTTACATCACAGTGACAGAGAACAGCCCAGCCATGACAGTGTGGGCATACTTGATCACCTGTAGGTTGTTGTGTAGCCATTACTTCATCTCCTTAAATAAACGGGTAGAACGGGCATAGTCGCCGCTTGAATATCTTTACCAGCCAAAAGCACTGATCAGCCAAGGGGCATGTCTTACAAGTCAACTGTACCCCTACCGGGTCATCTGGCATAGCGTCTACTCGACACCTTTTGCGAAAATCGACATAAATCAGTTCATCAGCCATCATATTATGAATCTCCCTCTTTTTTAACGGTTGGTAACCCACACCCACCGGTTGCCGTGTGGGGGTGAATATCTTTTCCCGGCGCTAAAAGGTCTGGAAAGGGTTTTGGCCCTTGGTATAAAACAAAGATAGCATCTCGTAGCTTGCCGTTCAATTCTTCGATTTCTTTCCCGTGGTTGCCGATCACCGCTGTCAAGCTTTCCAGCGCTTCGGTTCTCTCATCCAGATCACAAATATTTTCCCAGTGCTTCTTCTCAAGGTCTTTAAGTAAACCGATTTCATGCACGATATCCGTTTTCCTGATCTCCATCTCAGTCATTGGAACGTTCCTCAGATCGTTACCAAAATCTGTAGCAGAATCAGTTGGCCAAGGCTTTGATGGTTGTATGCCTCCCAAGACTTCTTCTGGGTCATGGGGGTCTACTACATCTGTAATAGGTGATTCTTCTGATACCCCAGAAATATGATCTGACTGGTTGCGGCCAGCCGCGATTCGATAGCGATTTTTTTCACTCCCCACCCCCGGCGTACCTTTCTTTCTGTTTTTTATTTTCTCGATGCTTCCATTCACCGCAAAGTCAAGTGATCTTGCTATCAGCCAGGCAGCACCTAGCAGCATCATACAGGCCACAACAAACGAAACGTATATTATGCCATTCACCATGCCGTGTTACCTCCTTAGTGTCCTCTGTGTGTGCATACAGTGATCAATCAACATCGTTATGTGTATACCCTGTGTGTGCTGTCTGCTCTGTGTTGTCTACCTGTTCGTATCTTAGTAATGTTATTGGTACATCATAGGCCATAGCTATACGCCATAGGTAGTGTACCCTAGTCTCATCGTCCTCTTGTACTGGTATCCTAGTCATCTGTTCTATCCTTCCCATCAATGTATGTACCTAACATACCACTAGCCTCCAGCTTGGTGTACTGCTCTGTTGTTAGGTCAAGCACAGTCATGGTATCAGGGTCAATACCAAGCAGCTCACCGAACGCTTGACTAGCAGCCAGTGCTACCACGCTGGTGTACTCCTTGAGTAGGTCAGTGAATGCGTCCACATCGTAGGTTGTGGTGTCCTCGTACTGGTCAATCAGTCTCGAATGTAGGGCCATCACTCTATCTGCAAGGTCGGGCATAGTACCGCTCCTTTATAGTTCATGCGCCTTGTGTGGCTTTGCACAGTATATCAGGGAATCCCTGCCTAGTCAAACCACCCCCGTAATGGGGGCATAGGGGTAATGTGACAGGGGGTAGCAATCAGGGGGTAGGATAGCAAGCACCCCCACCTTGCAGCAAGGGGCTACCATTATGACAGGGGTACATCAAGAGGTGGCCACCCATTAGAGGCTACCATTCATGGTCATCACCCATTGGGTATGGTATCGTATACAACACATGCCTTGGACTATAGGTGTTGCAATACAGTAGATCACTACCCTTATCAACCACTAGCTCTACCTTCCAGCATGTGCATTGGCCATGCTCACAATGCGAGCACTCAGTATCATTACACAGTACTGTACTCCGCTTGCTCATCACCAGTAGTCCAGCGATGGGTCGTTAGCTGAGCTGTCACTGTCATGCTCCTCGTCCCAACACATCACACTCTGTCCATCCAGTGTAGTACCCAGAGCTGGGTTGTCTAGTAGGCAGGCACCACTACCATGGTGTATGCACTGCCTCTGTTCACAGTGTACATAGGAGCAGTGTTCGCATACGCTTATGTGCTGGCTCATACTACACACCTACCACTCATGGTCATCACCAGCTGGGTATGGCAGTCCCTCACGTACACGCTCCGCATCCTCGTACTTGTAGGTGCTACAGTACAAGGCACCATCGTTGTCTATCTGATCGTATAGTCTTAGTCCAATGTCAGCTGCTATACACTTACCAACCACATTGTTAATGCACCGCTTATCTTCACACCATATCGTAGTCATCAGTCTCTATCTCCATACATGTCATGCTCTCCCCAATCAATGAAGTCCTCACCCCATGGTGGGTCATACGCTAGCTCCCTATCTTCGTATGTACCACACGTTAGTATCTTAAACCCTTCCACTTCAAACACCATGCTTACATGCTCAGCAATACAGCGTCCATTTCCACTGTTGTAGATACACGTATCCTCTACACAGTCCACATGTACAGTACCCATTGCCATTACCAATCAGTCCCTTCCATCATTGCATCCATCGTTAAATAAGAATCACAGTGGTACTCCGGTGTATCCTCAAGAACATCAAGACAAACCAACTGAGGGCGGATATTAGCACACTGAGCAAGCCCAGTATTGTACATACACTCACTCTCAATACAATGGATATGTATCATCTACCTCCCCTTCCTTACACATGATGAACACGTATGGCCATCACGTATCCCAAATGCTTTCTCTTCTATCCGCCAATCAATAGCTTCAAGCATATCATCCAGTGTCATATGACAACTCTCAACAATGCTAGTAAGCACTCTGTAACTGTTGGCACACTGATCACAATAGACAATGATCACATCTCTATTCTGCTTAGTGTCTATCATCTACCATCCTTCCAATCACCATACACAACAATACCAGCACCAATCAAGGCAATGAATAGGTACACACCAAGGACAAAAGCTATCAAGTTATCACTCATCGTCATCACCCAATCCCGCTCGCCTCATTGACTCGCTAATGATTGCTCCCAAGTCCATATCATCAATAATCTCAGTTGGTGTACGCCAACCAAGCTTATGGCGTATCCACGCCTTAACTCTCTCGATCATTATCATCCCGCTCCTCATCCTCGTACACAGTACCCGCTCGATCTGCTTTCTTAATATCCTCATCCTCATGTTCCATCCTCGATACTAAACCCAAGTCAAGCAAGGCTTGTATCCTGGTGTATTCACGCCAACACAACATACACGTATCATCGGTAGCTAGGAAAGGAAGACGGCATCTTCCATCTTCGTCATCGTCAGGCTGGAACTCCTTTGGCGGACAACTCAACCCTTCGTAAACGGCTGTTTCATACAAGATTCTAAACTGTCTTTCCTCTACTGCTTGTATCAAGGCAGCACCGGCATACACTTCCTCGCTCATAT